AGATCAAACTGCTGGGCAAGACAGGCCTGATGGAAATGGTGCGTATCATCTCAGTGCAGAAGAACGAGGACAACCAGGTTCAGAAGCTGGAGAAGGTGTCTGAGCTGCGTGAGTGGCTGCGGAAGGCGGGATGACAAGCAACAGACAGACGCTTGGTCTGGCACTGCCCCCGTCTGACGGCGGTGTCCGCAGAGAGCATGACGCCTATTTCACGCCCACCTGGTGCATCGACGCGCTGCTGGACAGCGGCATCCTTCAGCTGGATGGCAAGCGCATCCTGGAGCCGTGTGCTGGCGGGGGCGCGATCGTCGATGTCCTCAGCGCACGAGGTCTGGATTGCACGGGCCGTGACCTCAATGACTGGGGCCGTGGCTGGGGAGGACACGACTTCCGAGACGGGATGTCGGGCTTCGACGCTATCATCACCAATCCGCCCTTCAACCTGATGGACCGCTTCCTGTATGCTGCCACGCAGAGCGCGACCGTCGTCGCTGTCCTCGGTCGGACACTGATGGTGGAGGGCAAGCGCAGGCGTGACAACCTGTGGCACAAGAGCCCACCTTCCCACATCCTCCACCTGCCACACCGCGTCGACTTCAGAGGCGAGGGGGACGGCAAGGGCGGCGTGATGGTCATGTCCTGGTTTATCTGGGACGGCAGCGGTGCGGGCACGCAGTTCGTGTGGGGCAGAGAGTGAACATCAAGGACGTCATCTCAGATCCTGTGCTCTTCTGTAGTCGTCTCACGATTATTGATAAGAAGGGCCGACCTACGAAGCTGCGACTGCGCTCTGAGCAGATCCAGATCATTGAGGCGATGGCGGCAGGGGACGACACGCTGATCTGCAAGGCGCGTCAGATCGGCAGCACTACAGCGGTGGCGGCCTACTTCTTCTGGCGGTGGTTCACAGCGCCCGACGCGCAGACCTATGTCTCCCTCAGCCACAAGCTGGCGTCAGCGAAGCACATCCTCGACATCCAGCGCAGATTTTACAACTCCCTGCCGCGTGCACTGCACCGTCCGCTCAGCGTGGACAACACGACCACCATGACGCTGGCTGACACGGGCGCCACACTGATGGCCCACTCAGCTGAGGGCAAGGGCGGACTGCGCTCCTTCACGGCCACTGGCCTCCACATCTCAGAGTACGCGTTCACGCCCAACGCTGACGAGCTGAAGGCGACAGCGATCGCAGCCCTCAACGGCGGCCAGCTCTGCATCGAGAGCACGGCCAACCACTGGGGCGATCCGCTCCACCGTGAGATCGAGCTCTGGGACGCGGCGATGGTGGACTGGAACTTCCTCTTCTTCCCGTGGACCGACCATGTGGAGTACACCGAGGATCCGCCCGACGACTTCGAGCACGATCCCGACAGGGACATGACGCGTGGTCAGCAGTTCTGGATGACCAAGATGATGGGGAAGCTGGGCGAGGTCAAGTTCCGCCGTGAGTATCCCCTCTCAGTCGACGACGCCTATGCTCAGACTGACGGCGCGTGGATCGAGGCTGCCCTGCTGAAGGACATCCAGGTCGTGAAGCTCGAGACCGAGGGCGGACAGCTGGCCAAGCTGGACCACAACGACCGCTACGCCATCGGCGTCGACTGCGGTGCCGGCACGGGCGGTGACTACTCAGCCCTGGTCGTCGTCTCAGCCATGAGCGGCCACGTGGTCGACATCAGACGCTCCAACAGGCACACGCCGACCGAGTGGGCCGAGGTGGTGGCTGACGCCTCACGGCGCTGGAAGGACGCGAAGGTGCTGACGGAGTCCAACGGCACATGGGGCGGTGTCATCATCACAGAGCTGAAGCACGTGGGAGTGTCGCTGTGGAAGGACGCTGAGGGCAAGGACTGGATGACCAACGCGTCAACCAAGCCCAAGATGCTGGAGCACCTGAAGGACACGCTGCTCAGGTGCAGCATACCAGTGCTGGACAGCTGGACGATAGGCGAGCTGAGGGCCTTCAAGGTGGACGACCGGGGCAATCCCTTCTGTCCACGCAACGGCATCCACCACGGCGACACAGTGATCGCGCTGGCCCTCGCCCTTCAGTGCATCCAAAAGGTGTCAGTGCCTGACCGTCCCTACCTGCCCGAGTGGATCATCCACAAGCGGATCAACGCTGCTCGCGGACGGGGCGCAATGAAAGAAATGCGCAGATACTGAACATTTACACAATGAGCGTAATACTTAGGAGATAACATGGCAAGAACAGAGAAAGACAGGATCCAGTTCGTCCGCGCTGCAGTGCAGGGGCACACTGACTATTGGGACGAGCTGCGTCCTCAGATGCGACGCTACCGCAACGCGTACATGACCAAGTTCTACGAGGACATGGGCTCCAACGACGCTGACAGCACCATCCGCGTGGAGACCGCTGACGCCTACGCCGCCATCGAGTCGCTGATGGGCTCACTCTTCACCAAGTATCCCGGCATCGAGGTGGGCGAGGACATCACTGGCAAGGGCGACTCCAAGTTCACAAAGGTGGTGGCCAACAGCTGGCTGAAGAACGCGAGAGAGCAGATCGAGGCCGCCGCCCGCATGGCCCTGATCTACACGCACTCCTTCCTCAAGCTGGCGCCCCGTGAATCCAACACGCTGCTGGGCAAGGTCGCCATGCGCGCTGTCCCGCCCTGGCAGGTGATCCTGGACCGCGACGCTGCCGCATGGGAGGACAGTCGCTTCATCGGCCACGTCTACTACATCAGCGTCGACGAGGCCAACGACAAGTTCGGCGCCAAGAAGTGGGAGGGCGTCGCGCAGCGCGACTACTTCACCGACTACGAGCGCAACACCGATCGGAGCTATCGCTCCTACGGCGACAGCCCTGACCTGCCCAATGAGTACCTCTACATCGAGATCGTGGAGATGTACGACTTCCTGAACAAGGAGCTCCTCTTCTGGTCGTCCCAGTGGAAGTCGGGCGCTGAGCTGCTGTCCAAGGACGCCATTCCAGTGATGACCTTCGACGGTCGTCCCATGAGCAACATTGTCCCCTTCTACTTCTCTCGTCGTCCTGACAGGCCGATGGAGGGATACGCAGCCATGGCGCGCATCTACGACCAGTGCTTCGAGAAGAACGTCCTCCGCACCTGGTGGGCCAACGCCGTCAGACGCGACTCCCGTCAGTTCATCTACAAGGAGGGCGCCTTCGACGAGGAGGCCCTGTCCAAGATCACGTCCGGTGTGGACGGAGCGATGATACCAACAGACAACGACACACTTAGTGGTCTTATTGACGTCGTACCTGTTGTTCCCATCAGCTCCAACCACGCCGAGTATCTGAACTACATCGAGTCCGACCTGCAGAAGGCATCGCTCACGGCTGGCTTCACACGCGGTGAGGCGTCCCGGGCAACGGCGACTGAGGTGTCTGCCCTCATGCAGTACACCGCGTCAGAGCTGGGCAAGATGGCCCGTGACCGCGACGGCACCATCGAGAAGGCCGCCCTCCTCTACATTCGCATGCTGATCCCGCTGATCGACGACGGCGACACTGTCGTCATCGCTACGCCTGATGGCGCCAAAGCAGCGACAGTCGGCAAGCTGGACGCAGACTGGGAGTTCTACGCCACCGACAGCGCAGGCACACCGCTCACCGACATGGTGCGGAAGCAGCAGCTCATTCAGCTCCTCCCCCTTCTCACTGGGATGGGCGTCCCGGCTGAGGAGCTCAAGTCTGAGATCGTCCGCCTCTACGACCTGCCCGAGACATTCCTCAATCCTCCGCCCACCGCTCCCACCGTCGCGGTTCCTCAGACTGCCACCGCAGGGGCCGCGCCCACTGAGGCTGCTGTGTCTGACGTCATCGGAGGCGTCTGATGCCCTGCTACGAGTACAAGTGCGACACCTGCGGCGGGCGATCCGACCACTTCATGTCCTGGCAGCGCAGTCAGGAGGTCGAGGTGGTGTGTGCCGCGTGCGACGTCCCAAAGCGCAAGCTGATCAGCGCGCCAGCCAGGACCGCCACGCTGTGGAACAGCGGATGGAACAGCGGCCTGAACGGCAGCGGCTTCTACTCCCCCTCAGCGGGACAGATGGTGGGCAACAAGCGCGAGGAGGAGCAGATCATGCGCTCCCGCGGCTACATCAATGAGAAGGACCTGGGCGGCGACAACTTCTATAATGACTACATGACCAAGGCGAAGAACGATCGTGACGGACTGGACGCCATGTCCACGGCCTACCGTGACAACCTGAAGCGTTTTGATGGGGATAAGATCCGAGCTGTTTCGGAGACGTTCCCTGCCCATGAGATGCTCAAGCAGGCGGCTGAACACGACGCCAAGAGCGGACTATAGACCACCACCACCACACTGCCACCACCATAGATGGTAGGTTAAGGAGACAAGATGACACCAGAAGAGAAGAAGGATCTTGAGAAGATGCGTGCCCAGGCGATGACGCGCCAGGGCGAGGTTGAGGAAGGAGAGGACGAGCTCTACGCTGCGTCGTCCCCCAAGGGCAAGTTCAGCGGCAAGGCGCTCAACGGCCTCGTCGATGCCACCAATCGGCTCATCCCGCTCTTCGGCATTGAGGACAAGTACGACCGCTTTGGCAGTGCGACGATCACGTCCCTGCCCCCTGAGTTCATGCGTCTCCTCACCATGTTCAGCACCGCGATGTCTGACGCGATCGAGGCGGGCATCCTGCCTGATGACGCAATGATCGACATGAAGGTGGTCACCGACGATTCGGGACTGCAGGCTCTGGCCGGTCGCCTCGGCATGGCAGCCAAGTCCCCTCAGTTCAAGCGCTTCCTCATGCGCAAGGTGTCGGAATCGGCGCCTGAAGCCCAAGGGGAAGAGGAAGAGATGTCTGAG